TGGGAACAAGTAAAACGGTTATTGATAATGGTAAAATGATAAGAGTTAATACTGCTGAATTAAGAATAAAATATAAAGATTATGAAAATGTAAATAAATCACTTAATAATGAAACTGATAAATTAGATAGATATAGAATCCCCGAAGATTTAATATTTAGTTTATTTCTAGATTAAAATATATATATTATATTATAAATGGAAGTTCCAACAGTTCTACCGATTAAACAAGAGTATGAAAGTGAAGGTAAAAAGTTTCATCCTAATTTACCGGATATAGGATTAGGTGTAAAAGGTAAGGGTTCTGTATTAGTTTTATTAAGTCCAAGAAATACCGGGAAAAGCACATTAGCTGTAAATTTATATTTAAACCCGTCAATGTTTGGTGACCCTAAATCTCCTAATGGTTCATCATTTGAAGAAGTGTATGTAATATCACCAACTATTAATGTAGATAAATCATCACGTCATTTAAAAAAAGTATTTACAACTTTTGATAATTATGACCCACAAATTATAAGGGGTATATTAGAAAATCAATTAGCATTAGGTGAAGATGCTCCGGAGATATCAATTTTTGTCGATGATTCCGTTGGACTTATGGATAAAGAGCTATCAATGTTAGCAACTCGTAGCCGTCATTACAATATAAAATTATTAGTTATTTCTAGTCAAAAATTCAGATCTGCTCTTGATCCCATACTCCGTGTAAATATTACTGACCTTGTTGTAGGTAGTCCTTTCCCAAACCAACGTGATTTGGACGCAGTAGCAGAAGAATTTGGAGACCAATTTGGAGGCAAAGATAATTGGTTAAAATTATACAAAGAAGCTACACCTAAAAAATATGACTTTGCTTATATGAAACTTACTAACCCTCCGGAGTTTTATAAGAACTTTGAGAAACAACTATATTTTAAAAATCAATAAAATTATTTTAATTAATAAAAATTTAAATTATATATTATAATATAAAATGGATCTCTACGGCTCGGGTGTAAGTATCGGACAAGCCAACGCACAAACTCAACAAGCACGCGAAGCAAGTATAGCAGCAACTGATTTTAATAATGGTTTAGCTGAAGAATTAGATAGAGCAAATGCCGAACAAGATGATGATAGAAAAGCAGCAGCACAAAAGAATATAGTAAGTGGAACTGCTAGTGCTAGTAAGTTTATTGCGAGAGATGGTTTACGTAAACCAATTGCTGATAAACTGAAGAATTCAAGAGTAGGTAAATTTGTTAAAACTACTCTTGCTGAAAGAATGGCAAAAGAAGCGGGAGCCGAAAGAGTTGGTGCTGTGGGAGATATAAGCACTCCGGAAGATTTGAGAAGAGCAGTAAGTGAATTAGGAGAGGGAGGGGAAATAGGTGCTGAAAGATTTGCTAGAGGAGTAAATCCCCAAACACTACAAAGATTAGCAACTAGATTTTCTGGAAGACCATTAGCAACTAGTGCTGGAGATGTTGCGGGTATTTCTACAGAAGCAGCAGAACCGGTAGGATTATTTACTGCTGAAGCAGCAGACGAAACTGGGGGTCTAGCATCAGCAGTAGATGAAAGTGTTGAACGTATTGGAACATCAGCAACAGCAAGAGAAGGAGAGAAAGTAGCATTAGAAACAGCAGAAAAAGCAACTGGAGATATTGCTAAATTTGCTGGTAAAGTTGGTAGAGTTGGTATTGCTGGGTTAGGTGGAGGCATTGATGTTGCTGCTGATGTTGGAAGATTTATGGAAGGTAAAAGAGGTTTAGATATGTTTGGGAGTAATTCAGCACAACGTGTGGGAAATATTGGTAATATAGTTGGATCCGGATTAGAACTTGCGGGATTAGCAACTGCGGGGATTCCACCATTAGGTCTCACGTTGGAGGCAGCGGGGGCAATTACTGGATTAGTTAGTTCAGTGGTAGAAGGTGTTGGAGATGAAGAATCAGCAGCCGAAAGTAAAGAAAAAGAAGAACAAGATATCACATCACAGAGAAGATCCCAAACTGTAGCTCAGAATGTTTCTCAAGTTACTGGAAGAACAATGTAAGTATTGACTATGACAATGTCAATCAACCTCTCCTTCGGTGAGGGTAAGTATTGATTTAATTTTTTTTATTTTTTTAAATTTATTTTTAGATATTTATTTTATATTCTATTATTATAAAATGAGTTCTTATTGGCGAAATGATGATAAAATAAAGGTTAGTCAGACCCAAGTTTCGGTTCCTTCAACTAATGGTTTATCGTATACATCCACAGCCGGTCAGTCCGGTCGTAGGGTAGATTTTGAGATTCCTTCTACTGTTAAATTTATGGATGGTAAAAATTCTTATCTTCAGTTCGATGTTAAAGTAGCACTTCCGGCTGGTGGTGTTCCAACTCGTCTCCACCTTGATCCCTTTATTGGAGGTCAGAGTGTAGTGAAGAATCTGAGGGTTTATTCCGGCACCCGTGCTGTTCTTCTTGAAGAGATTAGTGATTACAATGCTAAAGTCCAAATGCAGTATTCATACAATCAAGATGATAGTATGCGAAAAATGAGAGCATTGAAAGAAGGTTCTCTTGTTCAGACTGTTGAGAATCGTGGAACTCTTGGAACTTCAGTATCAAGTAATGTTGATTTAGATTCTAATCCATATTACAAACCCGTATCTACTGTTCCCGCTGGTCGTGATTGGGGTGATGAAACTGACTTTGTAACTGCTAAACTTTCACTCCCAATACATAGTGGTCTTTTTGCTGATGGTGGATCTAAAATCTTCCCAGTTCTTATGACTGATGGTCTCTTTGTTGAAATAGACCTTGAAGACCCCGGTAAATATCTTAAGCAGTTAGATAGTGTGAATCGTAATCGTAGAATGAAGCAGAATCCGGTGTTTCATGGTATAGATGCTGCGGGAGCAAACTTAGGAGTTGATGTTGCAACTGATAGAACTGAAATATTTTTAGGCAAACAAAACAATATGAGAAGTGTCGCACAGTGTCCATTTGTAAAGGGTGAAAAAATTGGTATATGTAAGATTGATGATCCACTTACTGAATGTTCTCTAACTGTTGGTGGAGCAATAGCAGTTCAAACACATCCAACAATTACCGATATAACACTTGATGGAGGTTATGTTAAACTAACTGTATCAGCATTTAGGAATAGTAATGTTGGAACTGGTGTTGACGCAACAACTGATAATTTTATTGTATTTAGTGCTGCTCTTGATACTAAACGTGTTCAAGTAGACGATTTAACTACTCAGCTTATCGCCCCTACGACTTCTTATGCCGCAACCACAACAATCTCCGATGCTCAGATAGTTGTTCAGCAAGTAGGATTAGACCCACAATATGAAGCGGGTATGATGAAGAGAATGAGAGATGGTGGTTCTATTGAAATTGATATTCCTAGTGTTACCAACTACAAACATTCACTATTGAAGACAAATCGCAACGCAACTGTTAATGTTCCGGTATCTAATACTCGTGCTAAATCTATGATTATTATGCCTACTGACGCAACCGTCCTATCGGCACCGGCAATGATGGCGGGAACACAAGAAACATATGAAGAAGAGGCAACTGATATGGACGGACAACTTCATAGTATTCGCAGCGGTCAGTGTGGTATTATTGATCGTCTTACTTCTTATCAGATGGTTGTAGATGATAAACTTGTTCCATCTCGTCCTATTGTTGTATCCAAGATTAATAAGGGTGTGAGTATCTCGGCACAGCCTCTAATTGAATTAGAAAAAGCACTGAATCAAGCGGGTATCGTTCCAAGGTCTTTTGTTGATTACAATCGTAATTTCTTAATCGGAAGAGCATACGCGATTTCGGACGGAATAGCAAATCTAAATAATAAATCTAATCAGCTACAATTATTCTATAATGAAACTACTGCTGCTGGTGTAGACCAAGCACCGGAAAAGGATAAACTCTTATTCTGCTTTGTCTTCCATATTCGCAGAGTGTCAATCCGTGGGGATTCGGTGAGTGTCACATTGTAAACCGAAGATATCTTTTATAATATAAAAAAACCAAACATAATTTAAGTATTTTATCTATGTATCTTTTTTTATTTTTTATTTTAAATTTATTTTATGTATATTAATATATAAAATGAGTCGCAAGTATTTAAACGTTCAGCCCAATAATGTTCCCGCCTCCGGTAAAGTCTCTCATGCTCGTGGTAATCCAATTCTTACTGTAACCCTTGGTCGCCAAGATGCTATGTTAGATTTATCGTCTCTTCGTCTGTCGGGTGATTTCAATATATGGAGAAATGCTGCTGGAACTGCTCACCCCGAAGAAGGTTTAGGAACTGAACTACGTGCCTCCCATAAACTTGGTGTTTACGCTGCTATTGATCAACTAGTTTTTCGCCACGCAGAAACTAAACAAGTCATAGAACATATTAGACACTATGGACGATTTATGAGTTCATATTTGCCGACAATGGCGGGGACCCAAGACACGGCGGGACATCTATCTAAGACTGCTTTAATTATGCCTAATTATCAATCGTTCCGTGATAGTGTTATTCGTAATACAAGGAACTCGGTTTTCTGTATCCCTCTCCCTTCGGGACTTACCCTTGGGGTTTCTAAACTACCATTAGATAAAGTTCCTCTAGAAATTGAAATCCACCTCGCCCCCGATAGTCAGTTCTTTTATTCTAGTGATGCTCTAACTGCTAATATTGTTAATGCTTTCTATGAATTCTCTAATCTTGAAGTTACTTGTGAAGTAGAAACTGGTGTATCATCTCCGGATACTGGTGTTTTAGAATTTAATTCTATTACTTCATATTTCTCAACTCTTGAAAGTAGCAATTCTATTATTAATTTCAATCTTGGATTATCTAAGGTTCTTGCTTCTTTCGTCAATTTCGTCCCCGCAAATTTCATTAATAACCTTTCTCAAGATGGTTTCCTTACGTATATGCCTACATTAAAACCTAATGCTGCTGGAACCGGTGATGGTGGAGTGGCTAACCTTGAAACAATTTCTTTCCTCCGTAATGGTGAACGTTTCCCATCTTCATTTGAGGTTGAAAGTGTTTATGATGCTACTACTAATGCAACTTCTGTTGTTGATCCTCAAGTTATTAAAGGTTTCCTCAATTCTATTATTCCGGAAACACAGCACACACGAACTTCTGCTTCTCCACTAACAACTAACCGCAATTTCACGGGTAATCAGAATGCTCTCACTGGTTATCGTTTTATGCCCGATACTGGTGCTGTTTATGGTGTTGGTGTTCTCTATGATATGTTAGATAGTGAAGGTGTTGATTTCTCAAGCTCTCAGTTCTCTATTCAGATGAAGAACGGACTCGTCGACCAAAATCCTATCTCTGCATATCTATTCATCAAGTCCAAAGTTGTTGTAGCATGGTCTGCTGATAGGGGAGTCGAAGTAGTTGTTTAGATTGTTTAAATGTTTTCTATGTAATTAATTTTTTAATATTTTATTTTTTTAAATTTTTATATATTTAAGTTATATAAAAATGGAAACAACTTATACTGATAGTTTTGAGGATGATGAGTTTGATGATACGGCTTATGTGAATACGGGTGGTATTGGTGCTTTAGAGATGAAGAAAGCACTAGAGATGCGGAAAGCACTTGCTAAACAAAAAAAATCATCTAAAGAAAAAATGGCGGAAGAGCAAGGGCGAATTCCCGACCTAATCAAAATTGGTGCTATTCCTACTGAATACGGACAGAAATTACATACTGACGTAATTGACCCTTCTACGTTTTCGCAAAGACGAGTTCGTTTTACTCTTTCTCGTGTTGCCGGATTCCTTCATTCAAATTCCAAGGTTACTCTTGCGGTAACTCCTCTTGCTGGAGTTTCTAAAGGTTTCTACCCTCTTAATGTTGGTGTCTCGCAGTTGATCCAAACGGCTCAGCTTTCTATTGGTAATCAAGTTGTTTGCTCTGTTGATGATTACAATCAGTTCCACGCATATCAGTCTATGTTTATTTCTAATGAAGATAATAAGGAGAGAGAGCAGTTCTTGTCTCAGAGGTGTATTTCTCATATGCCCGTATATGATGACCGCACGGCAAATGTAACGGATAAACCTCCTAACTCTGCTAAAAAGATTGGTTTAGATGTTGGACGTAATCCGGTTGTTGCTGCTGCTGGTGGGGCCGGTGCCTTCGAACTTCTACCATTTATGCATCAAGATGGAACCTCGGCACAGACTATTAGTGAAGCACCAGTATATTCGGTATATCTAAGTGATCTATTCCCCTTCCTTAAATTTAATCAGCTTCCTATG